TGCATCCCTTTTTGTTATTTTTGAATGGGACCATATAATACTGTCCAAGCTGTGGTGATGGAGAAAGTTTTAAAGACTCTCCAAGTAATGCAGCACTTAAAATTGATTGGTTTGTACACTCCTGTAAATCTGAATTAACCTGTACTGCAGATACAATAGAGGCAATAAAACGATCTCCGTTTTTGCCACCCACTACATTATTGATCTGACGTTTCACAGCATCATTTGTAAGATATGCCGTTAATCCTGTTTTCTGTTGTCTGTTTGCTAAACTGTTTCCAACTGCCATTTTATAATTCCTCCTCTGGATCTATGATTTTAAATTCTTCACATACTTTTTGTACTAGACTGAGTCTTGCGTTAACTTCTTTAAAGTTATGTTCTTTTACAGTACATCGGAATGTGATCGTTGATATTTTTTCTCCTGTATTCACTGGCTTCTGTGCTTTTACTGGCTTTTCTGTGCTTTTACCTGCAAATACTACCTTCTTTGCTTCTTCTTGTGATCGTTGTTTTCTTTGTTCCTCTTCCTCTTTTAGTTGTTCTTCATATATTGCTTTCTGCTTTGCTGTCTCTTCTAATTTTTGTTTTTTATTAATCGCTGCAGTGAGATCAAAGTTCTTTAGATACTCTTCTTTCATCTCATAAGCAAAGGAACTCGTGTCTGCATTGATCACAAATAAATCATTGTCAACCTTGTCACGAATTTCTGTGATTTCCTTTGTGATCGATTTAAACGTTGTTGATACATTCAGCCAGGATTCTTTAAAAATTTTGTCAAACGTTACTACATCAGCAAGTCCACCGATTGTTTTTGCATAGATTTCTTTGACCTTTTCAAGTTTTTCCTGTCTTGTTGCTTCTTCATATCCTTTGATCTGCGTATCAATATTTGCAATCGCTTTATTAACAATACCAACCAGTTCTTTCTCTTGTTTCTCGAATGCTGAATATGGTTCTGTAATCTGTTTTTTAATTTCTTTTCGCTTGCTCTCTAAAGCTTCCACAAATTTATTAAGATTTGCACGATCTTTTTTGGCATCTTTTGCCTGATCTGCTGTATAGACCAGATTCATATAATCATTTGCTTTCTTTTGAATCTCTGTTTTTAACTCTTCATAATTCCAATCAATCTTCTGCAGAAACCCATCTTCCTGCGGATTGTATATCTTAAACTCCATATGTATCTCCTTTTAAATTTCTGGAAGAATCAAGTTCGGTTGCTGTCTTTTTAAAACTTTCTGCCAGAACTCTTCTTCCGCTTGTTTTAATATCTCAATATCTTCTTCTACGTCTGATCGCTCAATATGATAATCTTTTGTTTGTAGCTGGATCTGCCCTTGCCACACTGATTTAAGCTGTGCTCTCAACTCCACAAATGAATATTCTGTGACAAGCAGATAATGCAGTACCTGGATGTAATAGTTGTCCGGAATCTGATCTCTCCATTTTTCTCTCTGCATACTTTGCAAGATATTAGTTGTCTTGATTTCTAAGATTCCTTTGCGACCATCCTGATCGGTCAGTTCTCCATCTAAGGATGCATGTGCCCATGGATACTTTTCATTCCGGATCATGTTGTCTTTGAAGTATTCAACCTTGTATTCTGGATGATCAAGTGTAAACAGCGATCTAAGCAATGGCTCTGCATCATGCCCGTACTTCACATAGTCCTTATCCGAAATATCTGGAGCTGTTCTCTGCCCTGTCTTTTCTAAATACAGTTCTGTATTGGTTTTATATGGATTGAGTCCTAATACTGCAGATGCATCAGAACCACCGATTCCATGTCTGGCATTTAACCAGGAATCAAAGGAATCAAACTGGATCCGTTTAATTCCTTTACTGATTTCGTTTGTTTGCATAGTCTGTCTTCCTTCTTAAGCTTTTGCTCTCACTACTAACGTCTTATATTTCATTTGTAAAGTGTCTCTTACAAGTTCTGCAGTTTCTTTTTCTTTATCATTCAGATTCTTTTCTAAAGTGTCTGCAATAAATCTGAGAACGCCCACTGTAAGATCACTTGCAATTTCTGGAACCGGATTTACGCAATCACTAATTTCGAACAAAATGGTTTCCAACACTTTTTCTAGTTCATCAGCTGCCTTGTCTGTGCATCCTGCTGTATCTAAAACATGACCTCTTACGATTCCTTCTGTTACTTTCTTCATTGTTTCACTCTTCATTGTCGCTTCCTCTTCTTTCTTCTAATAATCCCATCAATTTTTCTTTCAGATACCCTGCTTCGATCATACAGTTCGGATTGTTGAGAAACAGCATTGTACTGTAATCTGGTCGCTGTTCTGCACTAAAGCCATTTTCTCAGATCTTAACGCTTAGCACTGCGGTAGCTCCATGATATTCAGCTTGTACACATGGAACACCTGGTTCTCGCCAATCTATAGTTCCATCTGTCATTTCTTGCAGTCGCAACGATAGATCAAAGATCTCAACTACCAATTTTCTGATTTCACTTTTCTTCTAATCTGTGTTATACTTTTCTTGTGTATTTACATCTGTGCCTTCGGAAGTTGCCGCTTCCTGGGCACATTTTTTTATCATTCTTGCTACTTCGTCATAAGCAAGAAGCTTTGCGGTTTCGAAGTGTATTTTGCCTTCTAACTCTTCCGCCTGCATATCTAGCTCAATTTCTTTCTCTTGAAATTTGATCATATGATCAAGCTCTTTTAAAATCTTATTTATCAAATTTCTTCACTCCTTCCTCATAGATCATCGCTGTGATCAAACACAACGCTGCTAATTCCTTAAATATTCCCATTGCGATCAGCACCGCTGCCGTGCAGATCATGGCTTTTGTTTCACTTTTCATCTCATGCTCCTTTCTCAAACACTTATCATTTCAGTTGCAAAAAACTTTTTTGCATTTATGAAATATCTATGCTTATTTTCACTTGTCCGGATTGCATATCCCCATGGAAAAATCCCTTGAATCAGTCCTTTTTCGATTGTTGGAACCCCCATTCCCATCAAATACGCAACTTCTTTCGGGGTTAACGTCTCTATTTTCTTTTTAGGAATTACTGTCTCTTCGAAGTAATTCTCTGGAAGATCAAATGCTTCTGCAATCTCATTTCGTCTTGCTTTTGTCGGTTCCGAATCTCCGGACATCCACTTACTGACGGTCGATCTACTTACACTGCAGATTCTGGACAACTCTACTTGATTGATGTTTTGATCTACCATTACTTTTTTAAGCCTGTCCCTGAACACCTTTATCACCTGCCTTTCTTCAGATGGCTTAAGTCTCCGCCCGATTGAGTGCTATTTTTAATAATTAACCAATTTAGGGAGGGTTTCGGGGTTACGTGTATCGGACAGAGGATTAAGCCATCTGCTATTATTCTGTTGTTTTTCTTTCATATATCTCCTATACTTAATTCACAGGGCACTGGCATGTCCGAGTATTCAAGAAAGGAGAAATCCGTATGAAATACATTTTCTACATTGATCAGGAAACCGTATCTTGCGATTCAACCACCATTGAATCTTTAATTAAAGATAACTGCAATTCATATTTACAAGTAAATTCATCGCTTTGGGCTTTAGATATTGACAAAGATCGTTTCATAACTAGTTTTCTTGCTCCTGAAAAATACTATATCGATATACTCTTTGATGAATATCTAAATGATTCCAGTATCTGTTTTATGCTAGATGCGAATTCTAAACATTGTAATTATTTGTTACCGGACAGTGCTATTCAATTTATTTATAAGGACGTTGAATAACACGCTTCTTAATAGCTTTTGTCCCTAAGCTTTGCAACGCTTCTGTCATTTGAAGGAGTGCAACTACATCTTCTTCATCTAGATATTCTTTTTGGCAGAGCGTTGTAATTGCTTTTTGAATTTGATTTCTTACATAATTCAAATAATCACTAGTTATTGTGATATCTGGTTTTTTTCCCATATTCTCACCTCCTGGTTATTTAATTTCGGTTAAACCGAAGTCTAACGGTAAAAAAATAATCTGCGAATAACGTACATTATACGTTTCTTCTATTTTACGAAGCACTGGAATATCTGGATAAGACTTTCCTTGTTCATAGTTTCTAAGTGTATCTGTCGCTATTCCTATTAATTTAGCAGCTTCTTCTTGCTTATACCCTCGCATTTCACGGATACTTTTTAATGTTGCTTTCATATCTTTAGGAAATCTAGTTTCCATTTTCACTTTCGCTCACCTCCTTAGTTCTCTTATATACTACCACGGTTAAACCGAAGTGTCAACGGTTTTTCCGAATTTTTTTCGGTTTATGTTGATTTTTTTCGGTTTCTCCATTATAATATAGACATATTCAAATCAAGAAAGGAGGCACTGGTAAATGAGCGACTTAGGAAACAAAGAAGTCATGGCTAGAAATATAAAATACTATCTAAAGGCTAACGATGTTACTCAAACAGAAATGTGCAACACCTTAGGTTTTAAAATGTCTACCGTATCAGATTGGATGCATGCACGAACCTATCCACGAATTGACAAAATAGAAATGATGGCTAATTATTTTGGAATAGAAAAATCGGATTTGGTAGAAAAGAAATCTTCTTCTGCAGAACTTAATAAAAGAGACACAAAACAAATAGAAGAAATCCTACAGCAAACCAAAGACAAACTAACATCCCAAGAAGGACTAATGTTTGATGGTGATCCTGCTTCTCCTGAAGCAATTGAATCTATTCTAAACGCAATGGAAATTGGGATGGAGATGGCTAAGAAAAAGAACAAGGAAAAATATACACCTAAAAAATACAAAAAGGACTGATGTGAATGGACATAAAAAAGATTGTAAATTCGCTTGTCAAGAAACACAAAACAAGAAATCCTTTTGAGATTATCAAAGGACTAAATGTTATTCTTGTGCCAGTGCCACTTGAAGGTGTCAGAGGGTTTTATCAATATTTTCAAAGAAATAATATTATCTATATTGATGATTCTCTTCCAGAACATGAACAGATTCTTGTCTGCGCCCATGAGTTAGGCCACATGCTACTGCATAAAAAGGCTAACGCTCTCTTCATGGATACGTATACTGGATTTAACACCACAAAATACGAAAAAGAAGCTGATTTATTTGCTATGGAACTTCTGGTACCTGACGAAACATTCTTAGAATATCAAGAATATACAACTGAACAAATTGCACTCGCTCTTGGGTACACTGAAAAACTAATTAAGTTAAGATTAAAATCAAAATGAAGGGAACATAATGGGGTTATTAAATTCAATATTTGGAAACAACGAATTAAATGATAAGATTCAGGAATTAGAAAATTCTAATTTAGAAATGCAAAAAACAATTGCTAATCTTGAAATCGAAAAAGCTAAATTGGAATCGAAGCTTACACCTGAAATGTTGGATTTGGAATCTTTACAAAAACAGATTTCTGAATCACAAGTAAAATTTGCTCATGATAAAATGGAACAAGAACAAAAGCTTTCAGAACAGTATGATAAGTACATGGAAGAAATTTCTAAGCAAAAGTCGCTTATTCTTGCTTACAATGACGAAATTAATGAGCTAAATTCTAATATAAAAGAATTGAAAAATGAACTTATTACTTTCTCTGATGAAGTTCTTGTTCAGGATTTCGGGTTATATGAACCACGCTACTCTTTTACTAACGCTGATGCTTATAAAGCAGAGCTCATAAATATACGAAACCAGCAGAAAGCAATGATCAAGGATGATACAGCTGTATCCGGGAACATAGGATGGCAAGTAAATGGTAGTGAAGCCAAAGGACGAAAGTTAGTAAGAGACATGCAGAAGCTACTGCTTCGTGCGTTCAACAGTGAATGTGATGAGATTATTAGTAAGGTAAAATACAATAACTATGATACATCTGTTAAGAAAATGGAACGAAGTTTCAATGCTATTGCTAAATTGGGTGTAACAATGTCAATTGCCATAACCGCTCATTACTATGATCTGAAAATTCAAGAGCTTAGATTAGCTCTCGAATATCAGATTCAAAAACAGCGTGAAAAGGAACAAAAGGCAGAATTAAGAGCTCAACAGCGTGAAGAAGCTCGATTACAAAAAGAACTAAAAGAACAACGTAAAAATATTGATAAAGAACGCAAACATTACGAACAAGCCCTTTCTAATATCAATCATCAAATTTCAACCGCTTCTGATGACAATATAGAAGATTTAAATCAAAAGAAAGAGGAAATCATACAATCTCTTTCCGAGATTGACACTAAAATCAAGGATATTGATTACAGAGAGGCTAACCAAAAAGCTGGTTATGTATATGTAATTTCTAACATTGGATCATTCGGTGAAGGTATTTACAAAATCGGTATGACACGTAGATTAAATCCACAAGATCGTGTAGATGAATTAGGAGATGCTTCTGTTCCATTCAAATTTGATGTACATGCAATGATCTTTTCAGAGGATGCTCCAGCATTGGAAGCAGCCTTACATAGAGCTTTTGAAGATCGTAAATTAAACCTTGTAAACCAAAGAAGAGAATTTTTCAGAGTTTCCTTAGATGAGATCAAGGATGTTGTTAAGAATAATTTTGATAAAACAGTGGAATTTGTTGATGTTCCTGATGCTGATCAGTACAGAATCTCCCTGAAACTACGAGAGGAGGAACATCAAGAATGAGCATCTTTGATTTTTTCAGAAAGTCGAAACCCGAAGAACCTAAGCAAGAAGTTTTAGATGAACCATCAACTCCTAACATCGCCTTGGATTCATCATCTTATGTCAATGATTCAGAAGTTTCCCTAAAAAAAAGAGAGTTTTATACAGCTGTATTCCTCGACAGATACAGTACTGGAACTCCGATCATGGACGACAACGAATATCCAAGATACTTCCAGTATGATTTTGAAATCAAAAGCCCATCTAAATTTCATAAAAAATTAGTCCAAGATGGTTATTATAAAGATGCTGAATTGGTAGATATCTTGCGTTCTTTAAGAATACCAGAGTTAAAAGCTCTGTTAAGAGAATTACGTCTACATGTATCAGGGAACAAAGAAGATTTGATCAATCGTCTATTAGCTACTGATTCCTCTGATGAATTAATGCATATTTTAAATGCTGATCATATAAAATTTTATTCTCTATCTAATAAGGGAAAATATTTTGTGGAAAATCACAAAGATTATATTGATCTGTTTAACCACAGAATCAAATTAGGGATAGGCATTGACGAATATATATCTGCTAAGAAATCATGTCCAAATAATTATGATTTTCATAAGATCATTTGGTCTATATTCAATGATCGAGAATTTGAATACATGAAAAATAGTAAATTCAATTTATTAACATGTAATTATCGATCTATGGCTGAATGGCTAGGTGATTCAGGTAAACAGGAAGATTCTCTTCTGTACTACCTAAAGGCACTCTACTTTGAGATTATGGCTTCAAATTTTAGCAGCATATCATTATATAACGATGGCGTATATTCTTCTACACGTGTACATTCAGATTCTTTTAATGAACCATATTTAACATATCTTGTAGGAAAAATTTATAATTTAAGAGAATTTTATTCTCAAACAATTTTTGAAGATGCTTGTGAAGTAATGAATCACTTTTATGAATTTGTCTTATGCGATAAAAATACTTTCAAACGTTTGGTTGAAGATATAATCAATAATAATTACGATCATGACAAATGGATGAAGGAATTTACGACGAATCAGATCGCACTGGCACTTGGGTATAGTGAGGAATTGATTCGATTGAGATTGAAATAGATTTATTTTGTCAGAGTCTGACAAAGTTACATTATAACACTTTTCACATAGGAGAATAATGCATGGATACAATTTTACATAAAATTTCTCATAGTAATAAAATGCCAGTATTATTTATTGGCTCTGGTATTTCCAAAAGATATCTTTGGAAATATCCTAACTGGAATGAATTGCTTAAATTATCCTTTTCACAGTTCTGTAAAGATGACTTTCAATTTCAAAAATATGTTGATACCTTTAAACGTCAAGGTCTCTCCGACTTTGAAATAAATACAGCTCTTGGAACCGTAATTGAAAGAGAATATAATAACGCATTTTACGACCGCAAAATAAAATTGAAAGTTGGAAATAGTCGAAACCCTAGCTGGGTAAAACGTGGAATATCTCCATATAAAATGTTTCTTGCTAACTATTTTAAGAAAATGAAACTTAATCGTAATCCAAAATTATTAAAAGAATTGGAAGAATTTAAAAAACTGAAAAACAAAATTTCTGCTGTTATTACAACAAACTATGATTTATTTTTAGAAAACTATATTTTCCCAGGTGATTACACTGTTTTTACAAGACAGCATGAATTATTTTCTAAGGATAGTTATAACATTGCAGAAATCTATAAAATTCACGGCTCTGCAAACGATGCTAATACTATTATGATCACAGAAAAAGATTATGCTGAATTTAATGAATCCAGAAAATTATTTATTGCAAAACTTTTAATTCTATTTTCTGAATCACCAATTATCTTCATGGGTTATTCTTTTAAAGATGAAGATATTCAGTCCATCATTACTGATTTTCTATCATGTTTAACATCTGATGAATTAGAAAATATTGAGGAACATTTTATTTTTATTAGCTATAGCGAAAACCAAGAAAAACTAAATGAAATTAATCGTGTTATCACCACGAAAAACAGAGATGATATTCCTATTACAGAAATAGCAACTGATAATTTCCTTGAAGTATTCAAAATTTTAAATGAAATTACCCCTGGTATTTCTCCTAAAAAAATTCGCGAGACCAAGAAAATTGTCAAAAAAATTGTAGATGAAAGTGCTTCTTCTCCTGAAGCTGAATCTATTATTGTTGGAATTGATGATTTAGATCAACTTGATTTATCCACCAAACCTCTTGCAGTTGCTATTGGTTATAAAGAATCTGTTTTAAATTCTGTTGGATATGGAATTTTCAGTGATGATCAGATTTTCGAAGATATTCTTTATGATAACAAGAATTTTGATCCGACGGAAATGTGTATATCAAGATTTAAATCAATTCCAACCACCAGACTTTTACCTGTATATAAATATTTTTCTAAGAGCGAGATTACCCCTGCAGAAGGATCTCATCTTTATAAATATATTGAAAATCATAACTCTATAGATAAAATTTATAGTAAAAATATTTCTAAAACACTGAAAAAAGTACCCGAACTATCCGAAATAAAGGATATTCTGGAAGAAATGAACAAAGAAGAAAATATTAATAAAAAATCTGGTATTGTTTTAAAAAATCATGCTGTGTTATCTTCTGCTGACTTAAGATTTCTTTGTCGATGCTTATTTGAATTAGATACGACCGATACGAAAGACGAAATAATGAAATCAACGAATTTTAAACGTTGTGTTATGATTCTGGATTTCTTAGAAAATGCAGAAAAAGATTAGCAAACCTTTTCTGGTAAAGCACCAGAAACATCACTAATCTTTTTCTCGTTGTTCTTAAGTTACTAATTTAATTTTAAGTCATTTAGGACATTTAATATTGTATGTCCTTTTTATTCAAATCAGTGTTAATCGTTTTGTGCTATGCACTTCAATTAACTTATGATCATTATAATAGTTTATGTTGCATCTGTCAATTTATGCACAGATTTTTATACAAAATACTTTTTGTCAGACTCTGACAAAAGTTAACCGTATGAAATTCCATACGGTTAAAAGCAACTTGCCAAATACCATTTTACCGACATCGGGAAAATGGTCAAAATAAAAAACCGCCTGGCTGACAACCAGACGGAATTTAGAAACCTATCAACAACGTGGTGTGTGATATGCTTCTGACTCGACACCAGAATTATATCATACATCCTGCAAAAACACAATTTGATAAGGGTGTATTTTTTGTACCCTTTTTTTAGAAAGGAATGATGATATATGGCAAGAAGAAACCCCAACGGCTACGGCAGTGTGACAAAATTAAAAGGTAATCGTTCACGCCCTTATGTGATTAAAGTCACTACATACGATGAAGATGGACACGGAAGGCAGGTCCCAGTGGACTATGCTGCTACTCGTGAAGAGGCAAATATTATTTTAGCCAGGTACAATGATAATCCTTGGAATATTGATCGCAATCGCGTCACTCTTGCAGAATTATATAAGCGATGGCTTGAAGTAAAAGCTCCTAAACTTGGAAGTTCTCGTTTATATACACTTAAAGCAGCTTATAAACATTGTCAAAAACTGTACGGAAAGAAATATAGGCAAATACGAGCTTATCATATGCAAGCAACCATGGACGATTGTGGTCGTAGTTACGCTACACAATCTCATATCAAAGCACTTTGGTGGCATTTAGATAATTTTGCATTTGAATTAGACATTATAGATAAGATGTATTCTCAAATAATTTCTGTCAGCACAGAACAGGGAGAAACTAAACGCACTCCATTCACTGAAAAAGAAGTTGAAGCTCTGTGGAAAATATCTGATCAAAAAAATGTAGATATTGTATTAATCTATATTTACACCGGATTCAGATTAATGGAATTGTTAAATATGACATGTGATCAGATCAATCTTGAAGAAGAATATTTTAAAGGCGGAAGCAAATCTTCTTCAGGGAAGAACAGAATTGTGCCAATCCATCCTCGTATCATGCCGTTTGTGAAAAATCGGCTAAAGAAAAGTAATGAATATTTTTTAGAAACTGATGAAGGATCTAAATTTAAAAAAGGGGATTTTTATGAAGAATGGAAAACTGTTATTTCTTATATAACAAAGAAGAAGAAAACTCCTCATGAAGCTAGACATACTTTTGAAACATTCCTTGATAATGCAGGTGGTAATAGAAAGTGTATTGATATGCTGATGGGGCACAAATCTAAAGATGTTGGAAATAGGGTTTATAATCATAAAACAGTGGAACAATTGAGAGATACTATTCTCTTGTTGAAATAATAAATTTCCATTCAACAAGTAACAAATTAGTAACACATATGTTAGGAAATGACCATTTTAAGCCATTTCCTAACATTGCAAAATTATTATACCGTAAATAGTAAATTGTGCTTATGACTGCAAATGCAATCGTTGCCATAACAATAGCTTGAGCTAGATAACTACTCCCAAGCAGAATTTTCTCCATCATGTTCTTTTCTCCTTTAATCCAATCATTCCTGCACATAACAAAAATACTATTATCATATAAGCCACAAAATAAGAAGAATACATTTGAATTATTTTTATGTGTTTAGGAAACAAGAACCGCAAAAATACATTTGCAAATATACTCCCACTTGTACATAGGGCTACTGTTTTATATACCAATGTTTTCACTTTTCTTGTATTCACAGCCAGTACTTTATATACAACGATGAATTCTAGTAGCAAATTTAAACTCATGAATATCAATGCTTTTTCAGTTGTCATTGGTAATAAATTATTTGATTTCCATTTCATCTGCGGTATCACATAACGATAACCTGTCTCCCTGCGTATTCTTTTTAGCAAATTACTTATTTGACGATACTCTTTCTCATTCTTATAACAAAAATAACCTGAACATTTTACTGACATTAATATTTTTTCATTCTCTTGTTTCATTGTTTTCATTTTACTTACTGTTGGCATAATCAATGTTTCATCAAGATTTAATTCCGATGACAACCTAGTATTCTTATGTAAAAACCCAACAATTTTAAACGTACAATTTTCAGTTCCCAAATATCCTGCCTTAATTTTCTGATTCAAATGAAAAACTTTTTGATAATCATATCCTGCAATTAATGGAATCTCTTGATTCAAAGGTCTTTGATACTCTTTTAAAGTAAAGCAACGACCTTTTTCAATATGTTGTTCTATCTTCTTTTCACTTATCATTTTCTCTGGCATCTGAAGTACAGTTAAATTTGTAAGATATCCATCTTCCGTTTTGTCATTATATGATCCAGATGCAAGTTTTTCATTCCCACGAAAATATTCATGATAAGATAGAATCTGTCTGGAATATTCTCTGTATAACTCTGCTTTTTCTAATTCTTTATATACGTTTTTTAAAATACTGAGAGAGTTTTTCTGATGAAGGAATTCCATATAGCTAGAATTTCTATTATCATATTCATCTGATAACTTCCATACTCCAGGGTATTCTATCTCCACTTGTTCATTATGACGATCAATCTTATTTTGATACGAATATATAATAATTCCCAGTAAACACCCAATGCTTAATATATAAAATACCATAAAACGAACTACATATTTCCTCATTTATCATTTCTCCACACAAATCGCTATTCCTATTTTTATTTTCTTTTTATAACGATTTTCAACGAATACTTTATATTTTCCATCTTTTTTCACATAAAAGTCATGTATAATATCGACCGCATGCATCACATATCGTTCTTTTCCTGTCCCATCTATAATTCCTGCTACAAAATCCTTATCCTCTCTTTGTATTTCTTGAGATGAAAAAACGGTCAAATCAATTTTCTCGCCTTTTTTTAATTCCAGCTCTTTTGTTTCTAGCCTTGTTTTTGCGTTTAATGGCTGAACTACATCTATTTCTTCTCCTTTTTTGATATTTTGTTTTAGCTTTGTAACTGCTAAGTTTGTCCCGATCCTTTTTGCAGTATATTCTTTCAAATCCATTGTATATTCTGTCTCTTCTTCAGGAAGATCCTCTTCTATTTCCGTTGCCCAGACTGTCTCTACATAAATTTTATGATAGCCGATCGTGCTTAGAATAATTACCGCAACGACCACAAAGGATAATCCTATACAAAGGAATGTTCCTGCCATTACATTCCTTGTGTTTTTGTTTTCAATTGATTTAATTCTCAAAATTCGTGTCTTTAATTGGCTTTTGTCTTCTCCTAATGCTGCGCACAGATATGCACCTTTTGCAAATGGTGATATCCCGATTTCACAGATCGTCGTAAAATATCTTTTTTTGCTTTTCATAATTGTGGTTGATTCTAAATCGCAGTATGTTTCATTCCAGCTGTCTACATCCATATCTAATTGTTTTACTAATGGATTCCACCAATGAATGACCCTTACAAATCCGCATAACTGTTTCCACAAAATATCTTTATGCTTACAGTGAATCAACTCATGGATGCATATAATCTTTAATTCTTCTTTGTTATATTCTCTTTCTGGAAGCAAAATCATCGGTTTTAGAAATCCGCAAATAATCGGTACTGCCAATCCATATACGGTTTTGATTTCGACATTTCTACAAACACCTACTTCTTCTTTCCATTGATTCTTGCAATCTAAAATAGATCTGCTGCATACACATGCCCTCTTTCGTAATTGATTCATTTGTGCCTGAATACGTATTGTTTTCAGTATAGCTTTTAAAAATCCAATCGTCCAAATGATTCCTACAACAAAAAATACCCATCCTACCAATGGAGACAGTGCAAACATCGTATAATCTTCTTCATATACATAATAAATGAAATAGATCAATACAATTACAATTGGCATCAGAAATGATAAAACTGCTCCTCTTAAAACAGTAATGCACATACTGATCAGTCCTTTTCGCTCTAGTTGTTGCCTTATCTTGCGAAAGCACATATACGAAATACTTCCCACCAAACCATTCAGCAGTATCATACTGATGACATAAATATATATTTTTTTAATCATCCAAATCATTGATCAAATCCTTTAATTCTTCTTTTTCTTCTTTTGATATTGTGTGTGTTAACGTCTGAACCAATTCCTTCACCGACCCATCATGCCAAAAATCCTTCATCAATTCCATCTGTTCTTCACGATACATTTCTTCTGTGATCTTTGCTGTAATATAGCTGTAATTGCCTTTCACTTGTGTATCTACAAATCTTTTTTTCTTTAATTTTGTGATATATGTCTTTACTGTGCTTCTTGTATATTTCCTGTCATATATTTGATCTAGATAATCAATAATTTCATATACCGTAATCCCATCCCCAAGTTTCCAAATACTTTTCATGATAAGTATTTCTACTTCTGATAATTCTATTAATTTCATTGTTCTTCCTTTCATTTAGACTGGTTATTATTGTAATCATTATATAGATCAAACCTATCTTTGTCAAGATTAATTATAACTATAGCCAATTTGTATACAAAAACTATCTTTGATTTTTCACTTTTGTCTTTTTCTCAGCCTTCGCATATCCATTTTTATTGACTCATACATATTCAACACGCTAAAAAAAGCCAAATAAAAAATCCGACCCAAGGAAGTCTGGTCAGATTTTCTAGCTTTGTTATGTTTTGTTTTTGTTTTATGTTAGTTAGTCTTAACTAACTGTTAT